ATTCTTCAACAATTTCAATAAATTCGAACCAAAATATGGTAATAAAAAAGAAGAAACATTGATATTAGCAACTGATGTTATATACTATATTGAAGATGAAGATATTTATGAAATTGCAGATAAATTAAAAGATGGAACTTTCATGATTGGTGCAATACATATACCCAAATTCCATGACACATTACCACACCCCATAATATTTTCAGCAAACATAAATAATCAAACAAAAACAAAAATAGAAGGAAACATGCAATTAATACCAAAACAATCTGATTTTACAAAACAATATATTACAGCAGAAGATGTTACTATGGTCATGGAAATGGAAGGTAATGATCACACTTACAAACACCCATTAAGATTTCCAGAACTACTAGACAATAAGGCAACATTATTGGTTTCAAAACAAAAACGGGATTACATAATAAAAGCTGTTGTTGAACACAAAATAGATATGGGAGCCACTTATCATACATTAATAAAATTCATAAAAGTAACTGATCCAGAAGTAAATGATTTGGTAACATTGAAAGATCTAACTGAACAAGGAACAATGCATGTATATCAATCAGAATTAACAAAATGTAAAGGACAATATTCAGTATTCCAACCAAAACAAATAAAAATAGAAAATGAAGAATTCAAGAAATATATACCAAAGAAAGTAAACACAATGACAACTATATATGTAGAAAACCCAGAATATAAAACTGCTGCACAACAAGAAGTAACATCAAAAGTATTTACAACAGGAAGGGATTACTACGTAATTTCAAGAAGGGATGGTAAATTATTCAATTACAGAAATGTTATGAAGAAATCACTCAAAAATATAATGGATACATGTGAGATAACTTCTATAAAACCAGCACTCATAAACAAAGTAAATGCAAAATTAATGATTGCCCCACAAATAGATGCCCAATTTATTAAAAATCTTGTAATCTTTATGAACAGGGAAGAACCAAGCTTACCAATCGACGTATTAACATCTATAATATCTCAATGTTTATATACAACAGTTGACACAGAAACTCAAGTAACATTAATGAAACAAGCAGGTATAACAGGAATGATAAATGATTTAAAAACACAACAAATAGAAACAGTCCCAACATCATTATTTGAAAGCATTTTCACAGGTAAATTATCAAGCTACCTCAAAATACAATTGTCTGATTTAATATTTGGTCTTGGCTTCAGTAAAAACAATCAGACAGTTAACCCTTTTCAATAAGCCCCATACTTGATTCTCCTTTCGTACAAGACGCCCACTTGTACGATGCAATTTGTTTAGGGCCAAATATAGAAAAGCATGCTTCAGCACCATTATACGCAGAAAATGAAATACACCCACACCCAGATTACCCATATAAAAGACTGATAATTAGAAATTTAAACAAAATGATGAAAAGATTAAAAGAACAAATGTATGCATTCCACCAATCAGAAATAGAAATACAAAACATGCACTGGATGGATTTTTGTAAAGTAGCTGATATACAATGCCAATGTAAACCAAGAATAGCATTTGAAAAAATTTTAGCACTACAGGATTTAGATTATAAACAGCAAGCTATGATGTATAACTCATGTATGCATTCAATATTCGCAGCAGCAAAAAGACAGATGAAGAGAGCTCCCACACCTGATCCACAAATAGCAGATGATTTTGTAGAATTTAGTAAACAATACATAGAAAAACATATAGGTAAATATTTAGATGAATTCAAATACTCATTTCAAGAATGGTACTCACATAACAATGCAACCAAACAGAAAGATATAGATAAGTATTTATTAGCATTGAAAGACAAAACACAATTTACAGAACAGGAATACAAAGATTTAATGACAATAAAATACAAAGGAATATGCAAACTGGAAATACAACCAATCAATGGCAAACCAAGGATGGTATGTGCAATACCAATAAGAACAAAAACTGTAATGGGACCTATAACATGGAAATTAGAAGAAATATGTGCACACCACCTACCAGGGTATTGCGGAAATAAAAATTTACAGGAAATGTCAGATGTAACCAATCAAATATTATCTGAAGGTTTTACAAAAATAGTAGAAGGTGACGGATCAGGATTTGATAATACACAAGATGTAACACTGAAAGCATTAGATAGATGGTTGTATAAAAGAATACAAGATAAAATATATCATGTACCAAAAGAAGAATTTCAATATATATCACAACAAATCTATAAAACAATGGTTGTTCAATATATAGAAGATAAAAAGAAAAAGAATATGTTTGAATACTCAATACTAGGATCAGTTTTCTCAGGCGACTGCGATACAACATTATGTAATACAATACGTATGGCAATGTACAATATTTATGTAAACGAAAAATCAGGATTGAAATATGGAAGGGATTTCAAGTTATTTTCAAAAGGGG